CCTTCGACACGCGGCCCTATGTTTGTACCGGATCGGGTAGGTATCGACGCCCTTGGTTCAATCGCGTCCGGGCTCTTAACGCGCCCCTAGCCATTCGGTGGGCGGGGATCGCGATTGTTATAGGGACCGTAGCATCGGCCTGCAACCCTTCAAACCAACATGCCTTCCCCTGCAATCATCGGTCGTCCCTTTCAGCATCATTTCATAAGCGAGCGGCAGATCAACTCAACAACTGCCGCCGATGCTACTTAATCAATGGTAGCAGGGCTTTCTTTGGTGGGCGCACTAGGGCTCGAACCTAGGACCCGCTGATTAAGAGTCATCTGGCTCACATTGATTGAACAAGGCTTTTCTCCCAACTGAGGAGAAAAGTGATCATGCGACTTCAAAGGCTTGCAGGAAAATTCCCAACTGAAACACCGCCCGATGAAAAAGAAAGCCCCGGCGCCGTGGGGACGGCAACCGGGGCGGAAGTTCACAGTGTTCTGCAACGAACAACTCACAGAAAATATCGCGAGGACGTCACGCACGCTAATCCCTCGACGCCAGAAAGACTAGCCGCAGGCAAGCCCAGCGATGCCGCTTTATTTCTTCGAACTCTCGACCCCGACGCAGCGTCGTTCACGTTCCAGACATTCGACGATAACCCGGACCGCAATGATCCGCGGCTGACGCGTGTTCTGCATGGTTCCTTTGCCGAGCACCAGCACGAGCTGGAGCATTTTAATGCGAGAGGTGCCGGCGTCTTCGTCACGATCAACGAAACCGATGGCGACGGCCGCAATAAGGAGAACATCATCCGCGTCCGCGCACTGTATGTCGACCTGGACGGCGCGCCGCTGGAGCCAGTGCTGGCAAGTAATCCTCACATCGTCGTCGAGTCCTCGCCGCGGCGCTGGCATGGGTACTGGCTCGTTATTGACATGGCGCTGGAGGACTTCTCGGCGTGCCAGGAGGCGCTGATCGAGCGCTTCGACAGTGATCTCGCGGTAAAGGGTTTGCCAAGAGTGATGCGCCTTCCCGGCTTTAAGCACCGCAAGGGCGAGCCGTTCACCTCGCGGCTAGTCAGCATCCGCCCTGCGCCGGCATACGCGGCATCCGATTTCCCGAAGGCCGAGAAGACCAAGCGTACGCCCAACAAGAGGCTAATCGCCGACGACATTGAGGAACTCGCTGCGGCGGTCGCGGCGATCCCAAACGACATTCGGGATTATTACGACTGGAAAAACTTCGCGATGGCGATTTACAGCGCTACCGAAGGCGAAGGCTTCGAAATATTTGACGACTTCAGCAAGCGGTGGACGGGCGGCGAATACAACGCGGAAGAGACGCTGAAGGCCTGGAACCAAATTGAGGGCTCACCGCCGAACCGGATCGGCGCCGGCACGATCTTCTACCTGGCCAATGAAGCGTCGCCGGGATGGCGGCAACAGTATGAGTCGGAAAAGATGGCAAAGATTTTCAACATTCCGCGAGAGGAAGATCCGCCGGACGCGGCGCCGGCATTTTCGGAGGAGGCGCTGGCGTTGGTTTTCGCGGAGCGCCACGCCGCCGATCGGCGCTATGTCGCTGCCTGGAATAAGTGGTTTCGCTTCGACGGCAAGCAATGGACGGTGGACGAGACCCGCGAGACGTGGTCGCTCGCCCGCAAGCTCTGCCGCGAAGCGGCATGTGGAATAAACAAGCCAGAGCGTGCCAAGGCCATCGCCAGCGCCAAGACCCGCGCGGCCGTGGTGAGCCTCGCCGGCGAGGACCGGCGACTAGCGGCAACCATAGATCAGTGGGATGCCGACCCCTGGCTCCTCAACACGCCCGAGGGTGTGATCGACCTGCGGTGCGGTGAGCTGCGGCCGCACGCCGTAACTGACTACATGACCAAAATCACCGCCGTCGCTCCCGATGCTTCGTGTCAGATCCCACTGTGGTCGAAGTTTCTCGATCGCGTGACGGATAGGGACAAAAGACTGCAGGCATATCTCGCACGGATGTGCGGCTACTCGCTCACAGGTGTGACGACCGAGCACGCAATGTTCTTCCTCCACGGAGATGGCGCCAATGGCAAAAGTGTTTTTATGAATACCATCGCTCATATTGCTGGCGACTACCATCGCACTGCGCCGATCGAGACATTCACGGCGACCAATAATGAGCAGCATCCAACTGAACTCGCCATGCTGCGCGGCGCGCGGATGGTCACCGCAACCGAAACCGAAGACGGGCGCCGTTGGGCCGAAAGTAGAATTAAGACACTGACCGGTGGCGACAGGATTGCTGCGCGCTTTATGCGCCAGGATTTTTTCGAATACACGCCGCAATTCAAGCTGGTGATCTCAGGCAATCACAAGCCAGGGCTCCGCAGCGTTGACGAGGCAATTCGCCGCCGCGTCAACCTGCTGCCGTTCACCGTCACGATCCCAAAACCGGATCGCGACAAAGAACTAACCAACAAGCTGCGGGCGGAGGCACCAGGCATACTGGCGTGGATGATCGCGGGCTGTCTGGAGTGGCAGGAGACCGGGCTCGCTCCGCCCGAGGTCGTCATCGAAGCGACCAACGCCTATCTGGAAGACGAGGACACCATCAAACAATGGGTCGATGATGTGTGCATCGTGGGGAAGGACCAATGGGCATCAACCGATGATCTTTTCGGGAGCTGGCAGGACTGGGCTGAAAGGCATGGCGAATATGTCATCCCATCCAGGCGCTTCGTGCAGCGCCTGGAAGCGCTCGGGTTCGAGCGTCACAGACCGAACCAGATGCGCGGCTTCCGCGGCTTGGGCCTGCCCCCATTCACCCTGTATGCAGTGCAGGCGCGCCGCGGGTAAGCGCTCGCCACCGCCACTTCTGCCACGACTTTCCATTTCAGACGCCTAGCGCATTTGGCCTAATGGACGTCGATAAAGGAAAATGATGGCAGAAGTGGCGGTTTGTTTTAAAACAAAGACCCACGGGGGAGTGAGCGCGTGCACTGCGGCCGCTGACGAGCAAGAAAGCTCGATTGGATTTTCCTTTGGCGGGGATCAGGAATAAAATTTGTATATGACAAAGCCAAAAACTAAAGACCAGTTACAAAAGCGTGGGCGCAAATCCGCTTTTCGCCCCGAGTATATTCGCATTGCGGAAGTGGCTGCAAAATTTGGCGCGATCGAGGAAGAGATAGCTAGGGAGCTGGGCGTATCAAGACAAACTTTTAATTCATGGAAAAACTCTTTCCCCGAATTACTTGACACCTTAAAGCCCGCGAAAGCTGCTGCCGATGACAGGGTAGCGAGAAGTTTATACCATCGCGCGATCGGTTACAGCTACCGAGCTGAGAAGGTCGTCACTGTTGCTCTCGGCAACGGCGCCGGTAGCGAAGTGCGTGTTGTCGAATACACTGAGCATGTGCCGCCAGATGTCACTGCACAGATATTTTTTCTTAAAAACAGGAAGCCGGAAGAGTGGCGTGATGTGCAACGGATCGACGCAGCCATGGGGCATTATGTGCTTTCTGAATCTCCCATGGATGAGGCCACATGGATACGAGAGCGTGCGAGCGCCGACAAGACTATTGATGTTACCCCAGGCGTTACCCCAAAAGCACTCGATGACAAGTGATGCCTATAGAACACGGGCTCTCGTCCTTAGGGTGTTGCACAAGTGCGATGTATGACACCTGCCACGGCGCCACGGGCCGGTCCTGAGGATCCGTCACTGGCCACGTTGGCAACCAACACTGCGCAGTCTGCCGAGCAGCGGTGAGAGCATCAGGAGGATCAGCGCAGCTCGGTCGTCGTCATCGTGCGAGCCGCTCCCGCAGCCGGATCACGGTTATCGGGTGCCACTTGCCGCCGGTCGCGCTGACTATCTTGCGCCGGTTCAGCTCCGCGGCCGCCGCGTTCGCCGACAACCCAGTCAGCTCCTGCATGACAGGGCGCATGCGCTCGGCCAGCGCTGCCGCATCCTTTTGACTACGCTCGCTGCCTGCCGTCCAGCCGCCGAGTTGCTTGCCGCGCGCCTTGGCCGCGGCGAGGCCTTGCTTGGTCCGTTGCGAGATCAGGGCGCGCTCTTTCTGCGCCAACGCGGCGAACAAGTGCAGCACGAACGGATCAACGTCGCGGCCGAGCTCAGTGACGATGAACGGCACGCGGTGGGTCATCAGGCCAGAAATGAAATGCACGTCGCGGGACAGGCGATCGAGTTTGGAAACGACCACCGGCGCCCCTAGCTTGCGGGCGGCCTTGACAGCTGCGGCAAGTTGCGGGCGGCGGTCGAGCGCGTCTGCACCTTTGCCGGTTTCGCTCTCCTCGTAGGTCGCGGCGATCTTGAAGCCCTCGGCCGCGGCGAAGGCCTTAATGGCGTCGCGCTGGGCGGCAAGGCCGTGGCCGGTCTTGGCCTGGCCCTGCGTCGAGACGCGGATGTAGGCGACGGCCACTGGCGTTGATTTCGTCTCTGTGCGGACCATTGTTTCACCTCGATGACCATCGAGGTGTAACACCGGCCACGTAACACGTCTAGGCTGACCTGTAAAAACCTTGCTCGGAGCCACTCCGGCTCAGCCGCGCACCGGCCTCAGCGCATTGGGTCTGTTGGCGCAGGAAGGCCGACGCTGAGCCATAGCTTGCTGCGTAGATCGGTAAGCACGAATCAGCCATAGCCGCTTCCACTATCCTCCGCTCCCGCATGGCGGCCTAGTGCGCGTCCAGTGCAGCGCTCTGCGTCCGCGCAGCCTCGAGAAGCCCAGGGCGTCTATGGATGTTAACGGATCCGAGCGGCCGGCACGCGGCGGGGAGGGTCCGCCTGCAGAAGTGGGGAGGGGTGGACCTTCGCGGCCGTCGCACTGCCCGCCTCGTGGTTACGATCTGACGCTTGTACCCACAACGTGAAATGCCGCCCGACGCGGGTGTGGTCGGACCGCTTTTTAGGTAGCTATTAGGGGCAAAGCGGACATCGGTCGGCATCGGGGCTGGCTGGCTCGGTCGCGAATGACCCGAAAGCGACATTAACATTAAGGAGGCGCTCCGAGCGTGGCGCCCAGTCAACGGATGGACCGGGCGGGGGCGTCACTCGCTATTGGAACGTTACGGCCGCGAGGGCGCGATTGACTTTGGCCACCGGCCACATAGTGACCGGCCCAGGCGGCGCGCCAGGCGTGGCAATATTGGTGCCTTGGCCAGGCTGGCTCAGGACCTGCTCGCCGGCCGCGTTCGATACGCTCACGGCACCTTCGATAAGTAATACGCCGAGCACTTGATCGTCGATCGGCCCAGCCCAGAATTCCGTCCCGCGGATGCCAACGCTTGCAACGGGTGTCGTCACGCTGACGCTAGAGGTCGCCAGCTTCGACAATTGGCCAGACAGAAAACGCAAAGCTCCGATTACCCCGAACCTGATCGTTCCAGTGCCCGCGGCTGGATTGTACACGTAGGTGTCGAGCATCAGCCTCGTCTTCGCTCCGAGCGTCAGACGGGTATTGTCGGCGAAAGTAACTTCCAGCCGCGCCGCGTCGCCGGTCGACACGATCTCATTAAGAAAAACTGACGCATTAAGACCGAGTGGGCGTGTTGTGCTGCCAAGCGTTCCGGTCGCCTCTCCCTGTATGCGACCAACTGCGCCGATCACCTCCTGCGCCGAGGCCCGATCGCCGGCGAAGCCAGGAAGAAGCATGACCGCAATGACGATCAGCCGATAAAACATGCGCTTGTCCGTCGGAACAAATACTATCGATTTATTCCGACAAGCACCAGCGCGCATACCGGTGTCAGCATGTCGAGAATCCTCGGCGACTTCACACAACGTCCGTCAGTTGCCCGCCACTGTCCGCTAAACAGACCTCTTCGCGACTGTGCAAAGCGACGCCTCTCGGATATTGGCGCTGAGGAGGTCGCGGGCCTAAGCTATTCCAAGCCCGCGCGAAAAAATGGTCCCCCACCCCCGGTGAGACGCAGCACGATCAACGCGAATTGAATCGCCTTGCCAGCGTCTCATCTCTTGGCACGCTCACCGTGCATGATCAGCAATTTCATCTGCAGGCAATGTCCGTTTTCGGGGGCACAGCCGACATGTCGCGACCTGGTGCTGGCTCGACCCGGTCGCGAATGACCCAAAGCCGACTTCAGCGGGCAAGACTAGGCGCTGTGCCGTTCTGTTGGATTACCCTCCCCCGCCAATCCAAAGACCGCGCATGCAACGCCGAACCCTCGCAGCTCAAATTCGCCTACCGGCACAAGGTGCGACGAGCAATGGCGTGCGAACTCGTCGGAAGCCAGGATTGTGCGCCCCAATTCGCGGGTCAGTTTCTCGATGCGGGCGGCCAAATTCACCGCCGGTCCGATGCAGGTGAAATCCAGCCGGTTTCCGCTGCCAATGTTTCCATACAAGACCTCGCCCACATGAAGCGCTAGCCCAAACCCTATGTCACCCTCGATCGGATTCGCCGCCGCGATTGCAGCACGTGCCTCCTGCGCGGCCGCAAGAGCGCTAAGGCAAACTTCGCGCACATTTTCGGCGCCCGCAGCGATTGGGAAAATGGCGAGCAAGCCGTCTCCGATGAATTTAAGGACTTCCCCGCCGTGCTTCGCGATCGCCGGCACCTGGCAGTCAAAATATCGATTGAGCATGTTAACAAGGGTCTGAGGCGGAAGGCGATCGGCAAGGCGCGTGAAACCGCGCATATCCGACAACCAGATCGCCGCGTTGATCGTGGCAGTGTCGCCACGCCGGATTTGGCCGGCTAGAATGCGTGATCCCGCGTTGTTTCCGACGTAGGTGTCAAGCAACATGCTTGCCGTACGCTCCAGCAAGCGGTTCTCGGCAACGCGGGCCAATGGGGCGATAACGGATTCAATGGCGGCAATCTGGGCGTCCGTGAAGCCGCCAGGTTGCTGAGTTGCGAAGGTTGCGCCATGAACCCCGCCGCTTGCGAAAAACAGCGGCACCGCGAGATAATCCGTCGCGCCCTGTGCCCTTAATTCGCGCGTCACATCAAAATCGATCGGACAGTTTTCTTCTCCGAGCTTGCGGCGGAGTGAAGCGCGGGTATCGATAACGCGCCTCACGGGGCTTTGGCGAAAAGCTTCGGTTTCGAAGGTCTCGAATGATGCGCTTGTCACCTCGACGCCGACAGCAGGCTTCCACAGGAACGCCTGGCCCATTATCTGCGGATGCAGGGTGAGCACGAACAATCCGAAACGCCATACCGGGATGCCGCAGCCAATGAGGCGGTCGCAGAGCTCTGCCACCACTTCGGGCGTGGTCGACGCCGACCGCGCGCCGTCAGTCAGCCACTCGACGACCTCGTCACTGCCCTTCATACTTGACTACGCGCGCGGTTCGAAATCAGAACCCTCTGGCGCCTGTTGGAGATCAATAAGAGCCAGCCGCACTATACGGCAAGACGCCTTGCACACCACACACGCCGCACATGGTTCGACCGAGGAGCACCCCGCGTGAACCTGCTCACATTCGACAACCCGGTTTTCCGTTACTACGCCATCGCGGCGGCGTTAATGATTGTGAAGATGATGTCGCAGGGGTGGATCACCGTATTTAGAATGATCACGGTCAAAGGCGGATATCGCTACCCGGAGGATGCGCAACGCTCCCTCGCCAACCATCATCCAAACCCGGAGCAATTGCTGCCCAACGAATATGTCGAGCGTTCCCGACGTATGCACGGAAACGACGTGGAGAACATTCCACTTTTCCTCGTCAGCGGGCTACTTTACGTCTGCACTGCGCCGAACAACGTTACGGCTCTCTGTGTTTTCACCATCTACGTACTCTCCCGCTTTGCCCATTTTTATGTCGTGCTTACGGCGTGGCCGCACGAGGTGCGCGCCCTGTTTTGGACGGTCGGTTCACTAGCCATTTATTTCATGGCCGCGGCGGTGCTTTGGACTGCGTTGAGACCCTGATGGAATTGGTCGAATTCCGCTTGTGGCCCTTCACGTCATTTCGTAGCAACGTAGTATTTCGGTCGCTGTTCGGGGCATAGCGGACATTGGTGGCGCTGGATTTGGAAAGCCTCGGTAGCGAATGACCCATAGGCGACATCCGCGCCTTAGGATTTTTGCAGCGCAATTTGACTAATGCGACGACGCAACTTTATTCAGGGGAATTGCAGCTTCTTCGGCACGGCCGCTCGCGGCACCGTAGATAGCCCGGGCGATCGGAACGATGGTATCGTCCGTCTCGCGATTTAACGACTTCTCGAAATTAAAGTGCCGTTCCGCATCCCGCGGCACCGGTGTCGACGCATCGTTCCGCCGGATCTTCGTCTTGAGGTCCTCGAGGGATCGCGACCAGTAGTG